GAATTTATCGAAAAAAGAAAATTACAAAGAAAAATAGATGAATTTAATAAAAAAGAGCCTAAGTTAACTAAAGAAGAGAAAGAAAAACAAGAAAAAATGCAAAAATCTTTTAATAACTTAATGGAATATGACTACGATACTGCTTTAAAGGGCAAGAAGGAGTGATTAAAGGGAAACAAAAGATTGGGAACTATATGAAGCTGGTGTAAAGTACAATATGAGCCTATATGGGGCTGATAAGAACTATTATGATGTAATAGATACAAATATAGCCTTTGCATCAGGGGACCAATGGAGAAATGTAGTAGCAGATGGACTACCAAAACCAGTATTTAATATAATAAAAAGAGTAAAACAATTTAAAATTGCCTCATTAAAGGCAGATAATATATCAATTTCAATACAACCAATGGAATATAGACCACAAACAAACGATTTAAGGATGCAACAAAAAGTAAAAGATACAGATTTAGCCAATGCAGAGATTAAAAATGTACTAGAAAACATTAAATTTGATGCAAAAAGTCGTACATTATTAGCAGATGGATTTGATACAGGTGATTGGTGTATGCACTTTTACTTTGATTTAGATGAACAACCATTTAAAAAGACAATGCCAAACGTAAAAGGACTAATAAAAGCAGAAATAATAGATTCAACAAACGTAATTTTTGGAAATCCTAATACAAGGCAAGTAGAAAAACAACCATATATCATTTTAGTAGGAAGAGATTTAGTATCAAACCTAAAAGAAGAAGCAAAAAAGAATGGTTCTAAAGATATAGATTCGATAAAAGGTGATTCTGAAACCGAATATCAAATGGGAGATAATGGAAAAGTAGAAAATGATGCTAAAGGGTATGAAAAAGCACTTTATATTATCAAATATTATAAAAAAGATGGAAAAATATATGCAAATAAAAGTGTAAGAGGAACATATATCTATAAAGAAAAAGATACAGAGTTAAGTTATTATCCAATATGCTTTAATAACTGGGAAGAAGTTAAAGGTTCATATCATGGTAGGAGTGAAACAACAGGAATAATACCAAACCAAATAGCAATAAATAAAATGTTTGCTATGGTAATCTATCATTTAATGCTTACAGCCTTTCCTACAGGAGTTTATGATGCAGACCGTATAGAAGGATGGACAAATGAAATAGGAGCTCAAATACCAGTTACAAACCTAAATGGAGAGTCTATAAGAAATGTTGCAGGATATTTAGAACCAGCAACAATGTCAACACAAATAATCAATGCTATTGAACTTGCTATGCAATACACAAAAGAAACATTAGGAGTAGGAGATGCTTCATTAGGAAATGTAACAATGAATAATGCAACAGCAATTATAGCAATACAAAAGAGTGCAGCAGTACCACTAGAGAATGTAAAAGCAGCATTTTATGAATTTGTAGAAGATTGTGGAAAAGTTATTATTGATATGATGGGAACTAAATATGGAATAAGACCAGTAGTAGTAACAGGACCAAATAATGAACGTACAGTAGAGATGTTTGATTTTAGTCAGTTAAAGGATATGTGGTTACACGTAAAAACAGATGTAGGAAACGCATCATACTTTAGTGAAGTAGCATCAGTACAAACATTAGATAACTTATTAAATAATGGATTTATAGAATTTGTAGAATATTTAAAACGTATTCCAGATGAAATAATACCAAATAAACAAGAATTAATAACATCTATAGAACAACAAGACTTATATAAACAAGCATTATATAACTTGATGGGACAATATATGGATACATTAGATCCTGAAACAAGAGCTTCTCTAACACAATTAAACCCAGAACAAATGGAAAAAACAGTTCTTGAGATGATGGGAGCATTACAAGATAATACAGGATATAATGAAGTACAAGATATGGAAAACCCTATGCCAACTGATGAAGAATTAGCACAGACTCTACAAATGGGAGAAAATGGACAAATACCATTAATGGAAGGACAAACATCAGTAGGAAGAAATGCAGTTGAACAAATGGAAAAATTAGAACAAATAGGAGGAGCCCGTACATGAAAGAAGATAAAGAACAAGAAATGAAATGGAAAGTAGAAGATGCTATTCGTTCTTTTACAGAATACAAAAAATTAACAGAGGATAAAAAAATAAGAGAAAAAGTAATTAAAGAATTAAAAAAGAGAGCAAAAGAATATAAAGAACTTGCTAAAGAACTAT